AAAAAAAAAAAATAAATGAGATTTTCCAGAGTACCTTTTATAAATTATGCTATAAAGCCAAATTGGCTTCACTGGGGATTGAACCCAGAATCGTTTCCTTAAAAGGGAAATGCATTACCAATGTAATTAGATTGCGGCAAGCACTCTATCTCACTTGTATATTATGATGTAAAGTTGTACATAAGAAACTTTTTCCGATTTTGATTGAAGTTTTACACCGATAAGTTGAGTGGGTGGGGTATATTTTCCTGGAAAAATAAAAGACAAAAAAGGAGTATCGAAATATTCTTAATCAAACCACCACTTAATGCGCATTTATTGCGCACTAAGCATAGGTGGCTGTGCGGTGGGAATTCTTTTCCCACCATTTGATGAATGAATCTTGTCTACAAACAATGATTAAGAATGTGGCTCCTAATGACCAAGCACTTCTTTTCAGATGACGCTCGATACATATACAATATTTCAAGGGTATACATAAATGACGATAGTCATTTTATATAGAAATTCCATTTCGTGTATACATAAATGACGATAGTCATTTTATATAGAAATTCCATTTCGTGTCTACATAAATGACGATAGTCATTTTATATAGAAATTCCATTTCGTGTATACATAAATGACGACAGAAAAATCAAAAATAAAATAATGATGGAAATTACATAAACAATTATAAATAATTATTCCAAATATCATGAACTATATTTCCTGGTAATTGCAAACATAAAAATTTCATAATTTTAAATTCTAAACGTTGGTAATCCACATCAGAAACTGGATCCATATCGACTGCTCCAAAATACATAGTTTGTCGATTCGGGTATCCATATCCAAATCCCCAACAATTCAATTTATTTTCATGATAACAAAGAGCCTGATAATCATTTGTCACCATTGAAATACCACAATAATAATCAAGAAAAACTGATTTAACAATTTTATCCATTGCTATATCGTACAAGTTCATATATCGTGAAGTCAAAATAACAATGTGTTGTTTGTTCTGCATGACTCGAAAATCTTGTCCTTGGCTAATTTTCCGTTCTGATATAATTTCACCATTTCTATCTAAATCTATTTTTTGTAAAAATCCAGAATTTCGCTGAAATATAAACAAACAAGTCAGATTAAAAAGATGGGTAATATTTTCATTTTTATTTAAAATTCTTTTAGATAATGCGTTGTTTAAACCACTCAACATTTTTTTTTCTACAAAATCATAAATTCCCACTGTGGTTTTATTTTCATTGATTACAAAAATGAAAGAATCATCTTTTGAGCAAAATAAATTATAGCGAAAACAATTTTCAAAATGCCATTGATTTGGTGGGTTTATTTTTTTTCGACTATTTATGAGAAACAATTCATGTTGACCATCAACACCGTTAAAATAATAATTAAATTGTTCATAAAAACATATATTTGTTTGACTTATCAAAACATTTGTTAGTTGGAATGATGGATCATTTTCTTTTTCACAACTATATTTTAGGAAATAATTGGCATCAACAAATCGATTCTCATTATATATTGTATTTTCTGAAACATATTGACAACTTGGATTGTTTGTATTAATGTTAATATGAAATATTTGACCATATTGGTTTATCATATATTGACCAATCAATAATCGTTTTCCATTGATTAAATAAATAATAAATTCAGTATTATTTACCAAAACATCACAATTAAAATCAAGCAACCATTTTTTAAAAATTTTTGTTCCTCTTATAAATTTTGGAAGTCCAAGCACATTTTTCAAGTCAAGATTTACTTTTCCACTATTTAGATAAATTATTTCATTTACATACATAGATGACATTATTTATTTTAAATTATTTTAAAATTACTTTAAAATTACCAATTAAACAATCAGATTTTTTTTATATTTTTTTTATATTTTCTAATAATTGAATTCCTTGTTGATAACTGATTTCTGGGTGAAATTGAAACCCATAATGAAAACGATCCTTGACTTTAATTGCCATTGGACCATCCTCGTCATGTGCGATAACACGCACCGCATCACTTATTTTCACAATAATTCGTTCATGAGATCGACAAAATGTATTTTCTGTTATATTTTCAAATATTTTATAACGCAGATCTAAATTAATTTTTTTCATAAAATTAGGTTTTTTAATTTTTAGTTCTCCAACCTCACATCCATTAAAAATAGATAATAATTGTAACCCAAAACAAATACCAATGACACGCTTTTTGGAAAATTGTTGATAAAGTTTGTAAATTTTCAATAAATATTTATTTTTGAGATTTTCCAATTTAGTTAATTTAAATGGTTTATCTGGTCCAAAAATAAGACCATCATAATGCGTATAGTTGTTTAAATCATTTTCTAAACTTCGATAAAAAATAAAATCGACATTGTACTGTAATTTTGCCAATAGTTTTTTAAATTTTTTGTTGGTTCTTTTATAACTGTTAAATAAAATAAAAAGGTATTTCATCGAATTAATTTATCTTTATACTAGATATTTTTTATATCATCAAATTTAAAAAAAAATTGTTAAATTATCAACGGTTTCTTCCTTTCCCACCTTTTCCGCATTTGTTCCTTTTTTTATTTGTTTCCTTTTTGTTTTTCTTTTTTCCCTTTGTGACTTTGATTTCCTTATTGTTTTCCTTGTTTGACATGGAATTTACCATGACAATTGTTTTCAATAAATGTCTAGGACGAACAGATTTAATATATTTTCGCCCATCAACACATTCTTTTAAAAATGATTCTGTTCCTGGTATTTCTTTTAATGTGAAAAAATCAATATGAAACAAACTTTTTTTATCATAATCAGCCATAATTTGATTTATGTCATAAATTTCAACTTCACTTAAATTGCCCAGTTCAAATATAATTTCGTCATTACATTTAAATAAAGCATGACTTAATTCTGGTTTATTTTTTATTAAATATTGGTTGAGACGTTCTATCTCATATTCACATATTTTGACACATAAATCATGTAATCCAGCAGATACGAAAATATAATTTCGACGATTTTTCGTTTTGGATATAAATTTCGAATTTGTAAATTGTGAAATGAATTCGGTCCAAGTTCCAGGGAACAACGTAGGACAAAATTGCTTGATAACATTGAAATTCCCTTGCTTTATATCAAATGACACAAAATGTTTCTCATTGTTTAATGTGTTGTATATGGGTTTTTTATTTCTGAATGGGTTTTCCCATCCATTTAATGGATCTTTCTTTTTTATCTTTTTAACTTCTGAGTGTTCACTTATAAATTTAGCAGCTGTATCAACAACTCTTTTTACCTCTTGGAATAAATCATGTTTTATTGCTTCTTTCATGAATATATTAAATAATTCTATTGAACCTGGATAAAATGGCTCGATTTTTTGTAGATGGTCGTTAATTTGAACGATGGATCGACATCGAAGAGGCAGATTGGTTAAATTAATAAATATTCCAGCAAGGGAATCATTATTAAATTTAATGGCGTCTTTTCCTTTTGTGATAATCATGACTTTATTATCATCACCCAATTCATCTTCTGATTTACGTGATTTGCAGTGGATATTTTTATTAACACAGAATTGATGGATTTGAAATCGCTGTTTCCTATTCAATTGTTGAGTTTGGAGCACAAGTTCATTTGGTGTTTGTGTAGAATCAGTGATAAAATCAGTAATTTGTTTGTAAAACTCTCTCATTTTTATAGACAAATATCTCAAAATAAAAAATCTAAAATCAACACCTGAAAGATCTGGAAAACCTGAAAGAAACCCAAAAAATAAACACATTTTATGGTGGATATAAAAAATCAAATTTTTTTTTAAAAATGTCAATGGTGCTTAATGGATAAATAAAAAATTTGATTTTTTTATATCCACTATGAAATATATTTATCTTTTTTAGTCATCAAACCAATAGAAACTTATCAAAAACAAATGTCTCATCAAAACCATACATCAACTGATGTAACATCCACCACTGCTACACCTGGATCATCTCAAAATGAGAATAATGACAGTGATGACAGTGATGACAATGCGCTTTTACAAGACCTTGACCATGTGCGTTTTGAATCCATTTATGATTTTTGGGAAAATATGTTGAATCACTTAATGGTTTCCACACCACAAGATGCGATTTGCCTATTGAAAAAATGCCGTCCTCGTCTTCAAGAACAAATTACTTCTTTACAAGTGATTTACGAAGAAAAAGATGAGAATGAGGATGAGGACGAAGAGGTAGAATTGGTAATTATAGAAGAGGGTGAAGAGGAAGAGGGTGAAGAGGAAGAAGACACAATTGATTTAACTGGAGCGGTACCTCCACCTGGGCCACCACCTCCAACACCTTCCAAACGAAAATTTAAGAAAGAGAGTGATGAAGAAAAAGAAGAAGCAGTGGTTAAAAAAAAGAAATAAAATAATGTTAACTGATTTTTTTTTTTGCGTTTTCACAAAAAATTCTTTATGTATAACTTTATTTTATTATATATAACTTGAAAAAATGGGGATGTAGTTCAGTGGCAGAATAGTACATTGGCTTTGTACAGATGGAGGTTCGATTCCTTCCGTCTCCATATCGAGGGAGTGTGGTCTAGTGGTATGATTCTCGCTTTGGGTGCGAGAGGTCGTGGGTTCAATTCCTACCACTCCCCCGTCGTTTTTTTATTTTAATTTAAAAATCTAAAAAAGAAAATCTAAAAAAGAAAAATTTAATAAAATTTAATGAAACTTATGTATAACTTAGAAATAAACAATGTAAGTGCTAGTATGATGTAATGGTAACATACGCGGTTTCCGACTGAGTTCTTTGGGTTCGATTCCCAATACTAGCAAAATGTATTAAGGTTCAAGTTCAATTCTTGGTTCTAAACTAATTGGTTTAGAATGGTGTAATGGTAGCACATATACACTACGCTAACATAGTGTAATGGTATCACATTCGATTGCCTATTGGATAATCTGGGTTCAATTCCCAGTGTTAGCATTAGAAGATTTATAAGTACTAACAGCAACTTAAATAAATTTGATTTGGTTCAATTCCAAATTTGTGCAATGCGTACGAATAGCTCATTTGGTAGAGCAGTTTATATATGTACTTTGTTTAAAAAATCTTCAAAGTCCTATGATGTAATGGCAGCATCGAAAGCTTACTCCTTTCGTGTCAGAGTTCGATTCTCTGTGGGACTATTTCTTTTTGTTTTGTTTGCAATTTATCACCACGGTGATAATTTATACCATGGTGATAATTTGTAAAGCAATTTTTTTAAACATTGTAAATCAATTTGCAATAAATCTACTAAAAATGTATTAATTGATAAATTACTACCACCATATGGTAAAATCATTACATGATTTTTCTTAGGGGATTCTGTGCATCGTTTTATTAAATCTTCAAAAGAATTACAAATACATTTTATTTTTTCAATGTCTTTTTTCCGTGACAACAATTTTATTAATGGTAAATCTTCAACATTGGATGATAGTATCTGAATTTTTTCACTCATAAATTCTAAAAATAATGATGATTTATCACAAAGTCCATCGTTTGTTTTTGTATCGTCGCTAAATTTAACATGTTTTTCACATTTTAGGTCATTACAAATGTTATTGTCACGTTTATTATTTTTTGTGAATGTATGAACAATAAATGCGACAGTAATAACCGTGGTAAAAGTAAAAGTAAAAACTTTTATTAAAAATGACATTTTCCAAGAGCGCTTTTATGTTAAATGTTAAATTGATTTCATATGATAAAAAAATCAAATTTTTTTAAAATCTTTTTATCAGTATTATTTAATAAAGACATGGACTTATATCAAAAAATATTTAATCCAACTACAAACAAATACGTTAATATTAATGGAAATATTGGCAAACGCATTTTAAAAAAATACTTAAATCATTTAGATGGTGGTGGTAGTACTGTCACTACCAAATGCACAGATATTGCTAAAATGTCACAACAAGATGAAAATACATCTGGAACGGAAAAATCTCTCTTGCCCATTTTATGTAAATCTAAAAACAATAAAGACTTTTGTAATTCGCAGCAAGACAAAAAATATGGCATTTTAATGTATCATGAATATGAAAAACCTGGAAATGACGTCGCTATTCAGAAGAAAGTACATCAATATTCACCGGAATTAAAAGGTGTATTTAAATGCAAGCATGATAATATAACGCGAGATTATTTGGTCACCGAATTGTTTGACATGGATTTATTTGGTTTTATGTACAGACCAAAATATAAATTAAATGTATTTTTACGTTCATGGCTTATTTTAATGAAAACTCTAAAAATATTACATGATGATGGTATGGGTCATTTCGATATAAAACCAGAAAATATTGTAGTGAAAATTGATAAAAAAGGGTTTCTCCAAGAAATGAAGTTAATTGATTTTGGATCTGCTCGTAAATTTTCAAAAGCACGACTGATAGAAGATGGATTTCCATATACAAGTGAATATATGGATCCTATAAAAGGTGATGGCGATGCGTTAAATGCCAAAACAGATGTATGGTCAATTGCGGTTACTGTCATGTATTTTTTTATTGATAATGATCATGTTATTTATGCTCCGGAAATTTATGATGACGATGTTTCATTATACATGTCGACAATGCTACGAATACTCGACAAAACATCCAGAATACCAGACAATATTAAATCTCTGTTATTAAAAATGTTAGATTCAAATGAAAAAAAACGTATTAATACAAATAATGTAATTAAAGAACTTGAAAAAATGATTAATCGATTTTCACCTCCCCTAAAAAACACCTCAAACAAAAAAAAGACTTCAAACAAAAAAAAACTTCAAACAAAAAAAAAGACTTCAAATAAAAAAAGAAAATCCAATAAAAAAAAAGAAAATCCAATAAAAAAAAAAGAAAATCCAATAAAAAAAAGAAAATCCAATAAATAATAATATATTTAAAATCAAATTTTTTTTAAAAATTCCAATTCCAATTGACATTTGGTTGTTGGATACTTGGTTACAAAATTCTATATTTAATATTTACTCCAGAACACAGACAAAATAATTGAAAAAATGAAAGAAAATTTTCAATTATTGGGGAACAATGAGAATCAAACAAATTAATTTGAATTCTCATTGTTACTAAAACAAAATCTAGAAAAACCAAAAGCAAAAATGAGTTACAAAAACGCTGTCGCAAATGTTATCACAAAATTACAAACATATCATGACATTGATATAAATTTAATACGCAAAATATACAACTATTTCGAAAATTCATGGGTCATAAGAAATGGTAAAATTCAAAATAAAAATTTTTATGAACAATTTGATAAACTAGGATTTTGTTTTTTACATCAACATAGAATTAATATGTATATATTGGATAAAAATAAATGTTTAATTCGAATAGAAAATGAATCCACATTTAAATATAACCCAACATCATATATAATCAGTCCATCTGGAAAAATGTACTATGATAATTATAAAAGTGATATCAGATCATTTAATCGGAATTTTGTGCTAAATACTAATTTTTCATATTTCGGGAAAACGAAAGATGATAAATTAATTTATTTGAAAAATAATAAAGAATATAATTGGCATCATCGTATTTCCAATACCAATTATTATGCGGTTAATGAGATTACATTAGAAAATATTATCACTGGGGAGCGAAAAACGATGACTAGACCTAATCTTAAATTTTATTACCAATTTCAAAATAATGAAATAAATAAAAATAGATTTACTTTTTCGTTAGATGGTGAATGTATTGTTTGTTATGATGAACAATCAAATAAAAAATTTTTATGGAATTTTATTAAAAATCGATACTTGGATATGAATAAATCAATTTGTCTGCAAAATATCTTTAATTCTTGTTATACAACAAATCGTATGGATTCAGTGACAATCATCAGTGATACAAAAATGATGACACATGCTCTTGATATGAATAATCATTGTAAATATTTATACAAAGTTTATTTGGATTTTAGTCCAGGGGAAATTCCAATTGAAACTAAGTTTGAATGGGAACAAAAACCAATTGTTGTTGTAAGTGGACATTATACTAAAAATCTGGATAATTATATATTTTGCCATGATGATAATTTATTTGTTTTCAATCTTGCAAAAAAACTATTTATAAAAAAAATTCCAATCTATCCAAAACAATTTATTCTATTAGTAACAGATTGCAACAAAGTATTTTTGTCCAACAAATATACCGACAAAGTGATTCAAACATCTGATAATTTATTGGATTTTATCAACCTAAATGAATATCCTAATTTGATTTAATGTTTCGTTTGATGTTTCGTTTGATGTTTGATTGGTTTGGTTTTTTTAAAAAATTTGATTTTTTTTAAATGCTTGACCACTTATATCAATTAGTGAGCTTGTTTCTTTGTGTAGTTTGAATAATAATCATGGAAACATTTAAAATTGATCTCAATGTTCATGGTCATAATGGTGGCCAAGTGTTGCGTTCTGGATTTGTGTCGCAATTTTGGAACAAGTGTTTATTTGAAATAGATCCAGTGGGTATTTTTGCTAAACCAATCATTTCCATTGTGGAAGCACTAAACGATGGCAAAGAAGTTGTTGTAATTTTAAAAAACGTCAAACAAAAACATGAAGGAGCATCTGGACGTGGATGTGCCAAACCTAAAAAAGGTAAACATGGAAAACTGTCGTGGCGTTTAAATAATACTGGTACAAATTTGGCATATAGTCACAAAGCAATTCCAATTAAGATCAAGGTTCTTGGGCAAATGGACATGGAATTGCAATTCCAAGTAAAACCTTCCGAATTTGCGACTTATCAAGAATTTGTCGAAAATCTTGATTGGATTAATGATACGGCTCAGGGACAAATTAAGTTGGATGGATTTGGTGCGTCACCAGGTCTTTTTTGGCAAATGAATTATCCATTGATTCGATTTTTAATTAAAAAAAAGGGAAATGTATGTCTTCGAAATATTTCGCATATTTCGGCAATGAAAGCGACAAATCCAGAAGATGGAGACGACATCTTTTTTCCAGCGCCCAATTCATTGTTTACACAGCAATTTATTCTGAAGTTAAATTGTCTATTTGGTTTCAAAATCTTTATGAAAATCGAACCAAAACAAGTTGTGTTTTCAAAATTAACAGAAGATTCGAATTGGAATAAAAAATGTGTATTTTATGGACGAAATTGCACAAAATATCCAGTGACACTTGAAAGCATTTACACCAATCCAAATTATGAAGAATATTGTGTGGAACAGTTAATTCCCTATTATTTGGCTTTTGGTCCACCACCAGCAAAAAAACAAAAAAAACAAATTAAATTGGTAATTGACAAAACAGATTTGTTTTCAGAACATTTGAAATCATTGGAATCGATTTTTCCTGACCAAATTCAAATTACACAAGATGAACAAGCTAACAAAACGTTTGTTATTCTTCGTATGCAGTAAGACAAATAAATACTAAGAACAAACAACAAGAACAAACAACAAGAACAAACAACAAGACCAAACAACAAGAACAAACAACAAGAACAAACAACAAAAACAAGTAAATTATCCAATAATAAATAATTTTAATAATTCATATTTTTTTTAGTTTGAATTATTTAACATAAGTTTTATAAAATAATATTTAAAAAAATATTATGTATATTTTATAAGTACACTCTAATAAATATGAGTTATCGACGATTACGCCATTATAAATTATATATAGACGATAT